AGCACCAGCAAGCCTTGCCATTGTTCCGGGCTGTTGATATCCACCTATTGCTTGTTGTCCAGTTCCAAATCCGCTCGTGTACTGAGGCATGAACGGTGCGCCACCTTGCAGAAGTGCTTGGCCACGCTGCAGTCTCATGAACGGCTCATCAGCCATTTGAGTTCCTGCCTTGTACTGAGCATCAAGACCCGCTTGCTGTATGCCACGACCTTGACCACCAAGCTGATTAAGAGTGCTGATCTCTGTGCCTAGCATCTGCTGACCTGTTTGACCAAGGCCTGCAATACCTGATGCAGCTGCACGCTGTGCTCCAGTGCCTGCTCCATAAGCTTGCAATGCAGTGCCAAACTGACCTTGCGTAAGACCGCCTAGACCAGCTGCAGCACCTGCAGTTCGATCCATTTGTTGGCCAAACACGTTGGCACCAAGCTGTTGGCCAGCCATTCCCATTTGACCTAAGTTTTGACCCACTCCTGCTTGACTTGCCAAAAGAGAACCAATCCCTTGTTGTCCAGAAAGACCAAGCTGACCGCCTTCAAGTGCGCCTCGTTGAGCAAGCTGCTCTGCGCTTATTCCCAATTGACCTGCTTGACCTGCGGCTTGTATTCCCGTGCCTGCGCCTGCTTGACCTAATGATCCAGTAAGTTGCGCGGCCTGCTGACGGCGTCCTTGCGCCTGCTCAAAGGCTTGTTGTGCTTGCTGTGCTGCTTGCTGGAAACCTTGTGATCTTAACTCAGCGCCTGTCTTGGCTTGTTGTTGCAATACATTGCGACCAATCTCTGCCTCTTGTATTGCGCCACGAGACCCGCCAAATGCGCCTGCTCGTATTTGTTGCGCTCTGGCGTCTTGCTTTTGTTTCTCGCCCAGCCTAGCAATCTCTGCTTGTTGAGCATCAATCACTTCTTGTGTGAAGGGGTCTTGGAACCTAGCAATGCCTGCAGGATCGAACTCTTCACCAGTGCCAACAAGCCCCGCAATACCCTGTTGAGCGGTCTCTCTACCCATCTGACCAGCAGAGCGTAAGTCTCGGCCAGCCATCTCAGTTTGTGCACGCGCTCTTTGTGCAGCTTCTTCGGCTCCACTTTGAGCTCCACCAATTTGCCCAGCTATTCCTTCTGCCGCACTGCCTATTCCTTCTGCAGATCGACGCATAATGTCTGTTGCTTCTTGGTCTACAAACTCTCTGCCCATTGATGGGTCATACTTGCCCAAGCTTTGTTCATACAAAGCACGCGCTCTTGGATCTGCAAACAAACCAGCAGAACGTGGATCAAACCCCTGACCAGCCTGTCTAAATAAATCTTGTGCTTCCGCCAGTTGACCACCAAACCCACCTAAGCCCTGCGCTGCATTACGCGCCTGTACTTCTAATGGTGAAAGACCAGCAACTTGCTGTATTGGTATAGGTATGGGCTGACCAATAAGGCCAGGGTCACCTTGAGAAGGGTCACCAAAATAAGAAGAAAGAATATTCCTTGTTGCAAACTCCATAGTTGGGTCAGCAAATGATCTTTGAAAGCTAGGAGCAATAAACGGTGCGCTTTCTGCATAAGTTTCTGTCTGCGACATTATGTTTTCCTCATCGCTTGCTCGCCTGCCTTCTGCAAGGCATACATCATGCGAGCTCCGTTGCGTCTTTGTTCTTCTTTGCTTCCATCGGCACCATTTAGTTTGCCAACCCCACGAACCGCTTTGGCGTTCACAACAAATTCACCATCGCTAAGCATTGCAGGAATGTCATCAGATGTCTCTGTGCCTGGGCCAGATATAGGGCCATTCATACGAGGGAAATCTACATCGCCACCTTGCGCAAGCGCAGCAATGCCGCCATCTGCCATGGTCATCCTGACGTTATCGCCACCTATGTAATCTTCAAAGTCTTGTATTTTAAAGATGCCATCGTTCAACATGTCACGAGACTTGATGAAGTCTTCTATATTCAATGCTTGATCAAAATCTCTTTCTTTTTGTGCAACAAGAAGTTCATCAAAAAGTCTTTGATTTTCTTCGCTAATCTCTCTGCCTCTGAAGGCTGGGCCTTCTATCGCTGGCGCAAATTTATACAAATCAGAAATGTCGCTGGTAGCTGGTTCAGATGGAATAGAGGGAGCAGATGAAGCCATGTTTGCTTGTGGATAAAAATCAGTGGTGGTGCCTGGAAGATTCGCATATGTCATGCCAGGCAACCTTTGATAAGACAAATTAAGTCCACGAATTCCTTCTGGTAAAAAAGATGTAGCTTTACTAACGTCGCCAGACGCCACTAACTCTTCAAAAGTTTTTGGAACTTTATACGCTTGAGATTGACCAACATCTTTCAAAACACTTTGAGTGTATTGATCCATAGCAGCCTGACTTTGATTTCTTGCTGCAGTTTGCCCAGTGCCTTTCGGCCCTTTAACAGCATCGTATGCACCTTTTGCTGCAATAGCTGTTTTTATATATGGAGCCGCTTTAGCAGCAAAAGCCAAAACAGCTGGTAAAAATGCTTCAGGCTGACCTGTTTGAGGGTTGGTGGTTAAACGACCATCAGGCACTAAAGACGCAATTCCTCTAACTTCTGCTGGGTTCATATGAACCAACATAGAATCGCCAAACCTACCTTGTGAAGCTAAACGCTCTGCGTCTTTTTGCATTGGAGGTTTTTTCATTGAATCATTCATTTAACAAATAGCCTTCAGTATATTTAAATGACTTAACACTTCCATCGCCGTCTGGCTTGTCTGAGCCTAGAGTTAGGATCTTTTGCTGCTTTTGGAAACTTCTTCATCTGTCCTGCAGATCGTGCACAGAAAGACTTTCTGCGCGCTGCACGCTTCCCTGTAGGCTTACTCTCCGTCACAGCAGTCTGGAGTTTACTACCAGGATTGGCTTTTCGATACGCTTTTACGCCAGCTTCTGTCATGCCAGCGCCTTGTTTTGTAGGGCGAAAGTTCTTTTTGTTTCGCTTAGGCATGTTATCGGGGCGTCTTTTCTTGACAGCGCCTCCGTTTGAAAACTCTTCTGCGTATCGTCTAAACATCAGGAGTACCTAGTTCTCTTGCGTCTATCAGACATCACAGCGCCACAACCTTTATGCTTGCGAAGCACAGCCCCGCCACCTGCTTTCTTTACAATGGTCTTTACATTTGTCGGCTTACCGCCTACGCCTTGTGGCTTGGCACGCTTGCGCTTAACAGCACTGCTTCTTTCTGAAGCCGTCATCTGATTAGCCTTAGATCGCGGCACACACTTGGGGTACTTGCGCTTTGAACCTTTAACTTTCTTGCGTCCACACGCTTGAAACTTGCCATCTTTCTTAGGCGCGCCGATATCGACCCAATCGCCTTTTGAGTCTGTTTTTGAAAACCATTTGGTTAGGCTCATACGATCTTAGTGGGCTTGCGTTTGTTAGGAAGCATGCCACTAAATCCTCTAGGGTCTATTACTCTAGCGCGTTTCGCAGCAAAACCACCTGCGTTCATTTTTCTTGGCTTTGGCCCTTTGAAGTCTTTGCGCTTCACACCAGATGGATCTTTGATTTTGCCTGCGCAAATCTTACTGGCGTAAGCGTTTGCATACGCTGACGGGTATACCTTGAACTTACGCTTAGCTGCAGCCTTGCCCCTTGCACATAGTTTTGTCATGAACCCACACTCACTACTATTGCTCCTTCCGTTATCACTTGAACCGAACCCACCTCTCCTTGGGCTTCAAGAGGATCCGTTGTATACGGTAGCTCTTGAGAAAGACTAATCCAATTGTCGCCATCATACACTTGCAAAGTGTTGATTGTTGTGTTCCAGATTAAATCACCCGCATTGAATTTCAAGGTGTCACGACGCTCTCGTGTGAACTGAGCCGTGGCATCTGGGTCAAATGAATCAAGGCTGATCTCTAACAGACGGACAGCTTTATTAAAAGTGCTTCCATTTACACTAGAGTTGCCATTAACAAACGGCAGTCGGCCTTGAAGCAGCTTACTCATCGTCGCCCATTAGGTTGAAGGTCTAAACGAGTGCCACCAATCCTAAAACCAACACCTGTGCGAACACCTGTCGTGCCGTCATCATCAGATTCAAATCGCACAGCAGCCTGTCTTGCCCTAGCTCGAGTATCTATCTTGGTGGTAGTGCTGGTGATTGTTGATGTTTGGTCTGTTGTAAGACTGCTGCCCGGAAAGTTCCGCGCCTTCAATACAAAGTTGATGGTTTGGCTTTCGCCGTCGCCTGTAAACTTCACATCAGGTATGCATCGACGCACAAATTGAAACTCTTCTCCTTCCCCAATATCAAAGTCTGCGCTTTCTATAAACACGTTGTCCATTGGCGAACCGTCATCATCGAATCCAGTTTCGTGCTTATAGATCAAATTGGTGCTATCGCTTGACCCGTAGCCTGCTGCTCTAGGGAAAGCTTCTATGCCTTCATCAAGCCAAGCTGTGCGAGACAACTGGCCAATAGACCATGTTTGCTCAAGGTAATTGTAAGCAACGTACCTATCGATGGTTAAAGAATTAGCTGAACAGTAGAACCAACCTACCTCATCAAATTGCTTGTTAACAAAACCAAACACTTGAAATGCTTGGCCTTCGTTAAAGTCATCAAACACATAAGAATGCACGCTGCATGACAGTGGCTGCACTGCTCCCTGGTACGAGTAGAAGCCTTTCTTGTCCATCCAGAACACACCAGATGGTGTATTTACCACAGCGTTAGGCCCAATCAAGCTCACGCCCTCGTTGATTAAGTTCAATCCAAACGTAAGCGGAGGCCCAACAAACTGCAGGCTATACAGCGCAACGTCAGTCCATATGAGAGTTTCTTGTCTAGCGCGCAAGCCTCCAATAATTTGTGAGCCTGCTGAACAACGCAAAGAACCTGCGGTGTTTGTAGATAATGGTTCCCACTCAGCTGCGTTCTCTTGGTCAGAGAAGGCAACGAGCAGTGGGTCAATAGCACCAGACCTAGCGCCGCTCACAATAGGATCAGCACCTAGAACAATCGCGTGTCTATCAACATCAGATACAAGAACTTGTAAGCCTACAGTCGGCGCAAGATTAGCGCCTGCTAAGCTAGGCAGTGCTACCGCGCGAGAACTGAAACTTGTGTAGTCCCAGTAAAATATTCCACCGCCTCGCACACAAGACAGCAAGTCTTCGCCAAATGAGTCCAGAGACCACAGTCTTAATTGATTAGATGCACTGATTGCGCTTGTAGAACCCCATCCGCCAGCACCCCAAGTGCCAGCGCCATATCCTGAACCCGCAACAAATACATCTAAGCCAACATTGATTTGATATGCGCCATCAACTCCTGATCCACCATTGCCTGAGTCAGATGAGTTTGCGGTTACGGTTGCGCCAGAAGTGTCTTTGGCTGTGATGGTATAGCTGTTTGTATCAACAATCGTAGCTATCTCATATTCTTGATTTAAGACTGCAGCGATAACATTGCCACCCAACGAAGCGGCACCTGACAGCGTGACAAAGTCTCCTTTCTGAGCGCCATGGCTTGAATCTGTAACAGTAAGCGTAGATGACCCATCAACAGCAGCAAATGTAATGCTGTTTGTGGACGTTTTTCTAATCGGAGTAATGTCATCGTAACCAGCGCCCTCTTGGATGTAGAGCTTGGTTCTTGTTCCCAACCCAAGTAGCTTTGTCCCATCAAGAGCAACCCAGCCAAGAAGCTTTCTTCCTGTGCCGTCATAAGTCTCTGTAATGTATTTTTCCCAGCCGCCTATCTTTTCAGGAAAGCCTTTGCGAAAACGCACAAGGTTGCCGTCAAACCAACCACCTTCGGCGGTATAGTCTGTGCCCTCTTTGTTGATGCCAGGGTTAAAGATAAACTTCTGAAGTGGCATTACTGATACTCCCCAGTTCGTATCATCTCAGTGACTTCTACGGCACGATTGCCCACCTGTTGGCTCCAACGGCTGTCCATAAATTCATCGGCAGCAATATCAAACTGCTCTCTGGACATGGCTTCAACGGCTTTGACAAACCCGCGTAGTCTTGTAATACCAAGGTTAAAGCATATGTCGATCATAGCGTCTTGACGGGCTTCGTTAAGTGCTGCAAACCAAAAGTAAGTGTCTTCTAGTTCTTCACGCACACGTTTAACGTCGTTGCTCAAAAGGTATTCTATCTCATCATCAGACAACCCAAGGCCAGATTCAGCAATATTGCGTCCAACCCCTATGGTTTCATAACCAGCACTACACATATAAACCTTAGAGCGCACACCCTCGTGCAGCTTTAGCATTTCAATTAGTTTTGTCATTACTTCTCCCGACTAACGCCTCTAGTTTTTTCGTAGCTACGCATAGCGCCTAAACCGAGCATCCCAGTCATAGTAGTCATCAATAGCGATGGGTCTATCTCTGGAACTTCTACCCAAATACCTGCGATGGGCGCGATCAATACATGATACAGAAGACCCAGACTACAGCACCAACCGATGCTTGGCCTCCATCCAGCCACAAACAACGACTTGTGAGCTGCTTCGACCTTGTTGATCTCCATCTGTCCCTTGGCAAGCTCAGCGGCATGGCGCTCTGCAAGCGTGCTCAACTCAAAGGCGATCCGATTCTTCTCGTCTTTGTCTTCAATAACCTTGTCGAGCAATGACGTTGCTGGGCCTATGAGGGAGCTTAAAATGCTCATGCCCACCCGCTATATCTGGCGAAGCATTTTGGACACAGTAGTTTTATTTTCAAATGAACAAAGTCCATAACGCCTCCTTTTTTCTTGCAACGGGCGCAACGTAAAAAAACTCGCTGCTCATCCGTCATCAATCCACCGACTTCTTCGGGTCTCTAAATAGTATCTTAGTACCCGCATCAGCGACATTGATCTGGCGAACACGGCAGTATGACTCAAAGAACCTATTTCTACCGCCATTCTGAAAGCCAATGGACTGGTTGTTTAGCGCATCTGAGTATTCTAAACACGACGTAAGTTCTTGAAAGTAGAACTCTTCTCCAGTTGGCTGACCTCTCTCAACCAGTATCAATACAAAGATCATCATGGTCATGCGCGGATGTCCAATAGGCTTTGCCCAGATACCTTCAACGTAGATGTGGCTATCTCTCCGCTACGAAACTCGTATACGAACTCACTGTACTTTGTCGTTGCTGCCACCTTTGTGGTTCGTATGTTGGATACTTGGGTAATCCGATAGCTGTCATGCAGTTTGTTTTTTGCAGCAATCGGCGCAGTTGCATTGACGCTGTTTGGAAACGGAGCAACATCCATTACAAACGCTTCTTCTTTTGAACCGCCTGAGTACGCACGGCTTTAGGCTTGATTAGTTCCCACGTTAAAAGCTCCACATCTAGCTGGTACGCCGTACCAAGAACCCTTGGCATCGAGTTCTGTATGTAGATTTGCGCTCCATATCCGCACTGCCTGTGGTTATAACGCAACCATGACATAGCAATGCAGTGACGATACTGAGGCGGGTTCACCAATTCCAACATGCGCCACTCCCGCAAATCACAAAACAGACTTGGGTTGGCAGGATCGTACTCTAGTTCTGCTTGAGCATTATCTCTATTAGCTGTTGAAGCTTCTGGTCGCTGGCTTTGGCTGTCTCGGACTGCTCCGCCAATGAATCCACGATAGCTTCTATTTTGCTTGCATTCACTGCTGCTAACTTTCCCGTGGCTTGGGCCTCTTCTACAACCCCAACAACAGCAGCTTCTATGCGCTCCACTTCTTCTTGCGTGGCCTGTGCCTGCGCTTGTGATGCTCCCCACACCATTGCACCGGACAGGGCTGCTGCACCAATAGGCAGTGCCCAAGTTGGGATTTTAATTGTGCCTTCACTCATATCAACCTCCAATAAACTGTGGCACCAAGATGCTCACAACGATTAAACCCATGATCCACCACAGCCTGTTGCCGTAACGGTCAATCTTTGTGTCTAGCTGGTCAAACCGCTTAGACCCGTCTTTGAGACGTTCTTCTATACGTAGGTAACGCTGCTCACACACCTGCTCGTGAGTAGAAATTTGACTCAATGCCTTGTCGCCTTTGTCCAAGCCCCACTCCTCTGCCATTGCCAGATAACACATTATTTTTTAGGCTTTTTTTCCAATGTCTTTTCAAGTCGTTTTGCTTGAGCCGCGTGTAACTTGCTTGCGCCTTTCAGTTCTTTAATCATTTTGCGCTTCTGAGCATCAGTCATAACGCCCATTATTGCTTCGCCTTGCCGACATTGAGGGCCAAAGCTTCAATCATTGGGTACACCCACTTAGATAAAAAGGCATCATCTTTTGGAGTGGGCGTGGCGGCGCACACGGCAGATGCGATCACCGATAACGTGGTCAGTGTGCTTACGATTTCAATCAAACTCATGCTGCTAACTCCTGTGGGAAGCAATTCAAATTAGCCGCTACTGTACGGCGCT